CCTAGTCCATCTATATCTATATCTATATCCCCTAGCGAATCACCATCGGAAAGTCCGAGTGTATCAATAAAACCTAGTTTTTCACCATCAGTTAGCCCCAGTATAAGTGAAAGCATATCTCCATCAGTATCGGAGAGTCCAAGTTTATCACCAAGCACTAGTATAAGTCCATCAGTATCACCATCCGTATCTGAATCACCATCTATTAGTCCATCGGAAAGTCCATTAATTTCACCAAGCATATCAATATCGGAATCACCATCAATTAACTTATCGGAATCTCCATCAATATCACCTAGTGAGTTGGATTCTATAATGGTAGAATTGACATCTAAGTTCAATAGAATAATAGAACTTGACTCTTATATGTGTATTATGTTATTATTAGAATCACCAAGAAAAAGTATATCATTATTAAAGTCTAGCTTTAAGGAGGGATAAAATGGAAGTAAAAGAAAAAGTATATATAGGAGATGTTGGTACTATATTAAGGTTCGATATGCAAGAGGCACTCACATCATTGGAAGATTATTGCCTTCATGTTAAGAAGCCAGATGGAAGTCTTGTTACTTGGGGTGCGGTGCCAGTACCCACTCCTAGTGAAGAATGGGAAGATACGGTAGCTTCAGTAAATGGTAATTATATAGAGTATACAATACAAGAAGGAGATTTAGATATTCCAGGAGATTATTTAATACAGCCCTATGGGACAATAGGTATATGGACTGGTAGTGGATTAACTGCTACCCTAACAGTACACGATAACTTCGATTAAAGGAGAGTAAAATGAATCAAGATGGGACAATGACACAGGATGAGATAGAACAACTAAATCATATGACCGATGGTGCTAATTGGTCTTTGATTTGTTTCCATCCAGAGAATAATACGTATAAGGCTTATAGCCATTTAGACGATGATGATGCATTATATAAGTTAATAGTTATAATGCGTGAAATGATTTTAGATGTAGTAACCAGAATGAGGGCAGCAGAGGGTTCTGGGTACTCAGGTCGATGTTAATGGATAATGATATAAAAGTAGAACCAAATAGGAACTGGCGTAGTGAGAATATACGCAAAGCAAATGAAGCTAGAAAAAAGAAATTAGCAGAACGCAGGGCATTGGTAGTGAGGGAAGGTCAAGAACTACAAGACGCAGAGAAGTTTTTAGACCAGAGTATACAACGTTTTGAACAGGATTCTAATGTAGGTAGACTTAAGGGAGATTTCTATAAGGTCTTCGATGCTATCGGCGGTGTGCGTGGTATGGTAAATTGGGTCAAGGAAGACAAAAAACATAGAATGGAATATTATAAACTATTCATAGGTCTATTAAAAGCAGAATCCAATAAGCAGGTAGAAGGACAGAAACAGCAGGTTGTAGTTAATATTATTACACCTGATGAAAAGAAGGAGACAACGATAGATGTCAGAACAGAAGAATAAAACAGATATAATAACATATTCATTCGAAGATGCCCCAACTCTATACAAGTTTTATAATTCATATGCTAGAATAATAGGAGTTCGTGGGCCAGTTGGTTCTGGAAAGTCTTCTGTATGCGTATGGAAGTTAATCAAACATGCTAGAGAACAACAACCACACCCTAGGGATGGTATAAGATACACTAGATGGGCAGTCGTAAGAAACAGTTATCCGCAATTAAAGGACTCTACGATTAGGAAGGTTCTGGAATGGCTTCCAGCTGGATTGTTTGGAACGTATAAGATTGCAGACCATGACTATATCATCGATGCCTTTCCTGGATGTATTATAGAACTAAGTTTCAGAGCATTAGATACACCTAAGCATGTCAGAAACCTATTATCGGTTGAGTTTACGGGTGCATGGATTAATGAAGCTAGGGAAATACCAAAGGTAATCTTTGATGCATTAGATACTCGTATCAATAGATATAATATTAAAGATGTTCCATGTACTTGGTCTGGTATAATGATGGATACGAATGCACCAGAAGAAGATTCTTGGTGGCATCAGATGTTTGAGATAGATAAACCAGATAATGCAGAGGAATTCATTCAACCTGGAGGTAGGACTGCGGATGCAGAGAATGTTAAATTCTTACCAGAGGACTACTATTCTGAGATAATTAAGGGCAAAGACAAGGAATGGCTTAAGGTTTATATTGACAACGAATATGGATTTGTTAAGGAAGGTGAATTGGTTTATGAATCTACATGGGTTGATTCCTTACATATGGCAAAGGATACTCTCAATGCAGTTCCTGGAAGGGAAATAGTAGTCGGGTTGGACTTTGGTTTAACTCCAAGTGCTATATTCACACAAGTAACACCACGTGGGCACTTTAATGTGCTGGAAGAATATGTCTCAGACTCCATGGGCATTAAAAGATTTGGACTAAACATCCTGAAGCCATTGATTATGACTAAATATAAAGATTATAAAGTTATATTTACTGGTGACCCTGCTGGAAGTACTAGGAGTCAGACGGATGAGAAGACTTGCTACGAAGAGATTATGGAGATATTCCCTAATCATCTTGTATATAAAGCAAATACCAACTCTATAGTATCTAGGGTAGGTGCCGTAGAATCATTCTTAACTCAATTAGGAGATATGGGAATCCCTTGTTTGCAGTTGTCTCCTAACTGTACTGAACTCCGTAAGGGATTTAATAAAGGTTATGTGAAAGACAAACTTGGCAATCCAAAGAAGAATAGATTCTCACATCCACATGATGCATTACAGTATGCAGCATTGTACTTTAGTGAACATATCAGAAGGGACGAGAAGAGGAAGGCTTATCCAACAAAGAAAAGAAATTATATGCCAGCTACACATATTGGCTTATAGGAGGTGTTGAAATGTTAATGCTTTTAAAGGAAAAATGTGGACATTGTTCAAATGAGAAATGGTGGAAGTATGAGGAAATTAAATGTAAAACAAGCAATATTAATGCTCTCACCTGCTTCTATTGTGGATATGTCTTTTATGTGTAAGGAGGGACAATGAAGATAACTGATTTATCATCTAAAGTTCAAACTGATATAATTAATTTAGGTTTGTCGTTAAAGTCAGAATGGACTACGAACAAAACATTAAGGAAAGAAAAGGAAAAGGAATGGACTGAATCATTGCGACAGTGTAAGGGTAAGTATGACCCAGACGTTATACTTAAACTACCCAAAGCATCATCCCAAGTATACGTGAAATATACTAGATACAAGGAAAGTGCATTAAGGTCTATTCTTAATAATATTGTTTTATCTGACAATGACAAGAACTGGACTATGAATCCTACAAAGAAACCTTCAGTTTCGGAGGAAGTAGCAAATGAAATATTAGATTCCATGAAGGCTCTGAAGAAACAGGCAGTTTTTGCAAAAGCACAAACTCCAAGAGAAGCTGCTAATATAGAGGAACCTAAAATTACCGAGGAAGAGTTTGAGTCTGCACTAGGTCAATATGCTTCTGCAAGATGCTCTAAAATGGAAGATGAGATTGATGACCAACTAGAGGAACTTAGAATAAGAGATATACAGAAAGAGGTTATCAAATCTGGCATAAGGTATGGATGTGGAATTATAGAGGGGCCATTTGCTACAAAGAAAACAGACGTTCATTACGAAGAAACTACTAACGGATTTGAAATAAAATCCAAAGAAAAGTTTATGCCATCGGCTGAGTTTCTTAGAATATGGGATTGTTATCCAGATATGTCGGTAACTTCGATAGAGGACGCTGATTTTATTTGGACTAGAAAAATATTGAACAAACATCAACTCAGGTCGCTAGCAAAAAAGAAAGATTTCTTTTCTGACGTTATTTTCGATACAATCAGAAGTAGTCCTAACGGTAACGCACTTTATGAACAATGGGAATTAGATATAGAGACAATAGATAATGAAGTTTCAAAACAACCAAGAAAGGGGAAATACGAATTACTGTGTAGGTGGGGGAATGTGGATTCAGAATATGCAGCTGGATTGGGTCTAATAAATGAAGATGACCCAAGGGAGGAAATATTCTGCAATATATGGATTTTAGGTGATAAGGTAATCAAGTTTATTGAGAGTCCCCTTCCAGAAACTATGTCAGAGTTGAAGCATATTTATCATTTCTTTTATTTCGATAAGGATGAAAGTTCTATTTTTGGAACTGGATTGCCACGTATATCACGTGATATGGAATTAACAATGGGTGGTGCTATGAGACAGACACTTAACAATGCCGCTAAGGTAGCTGGCCCACAGACCATAGTTAATACAGACTTGTTGGCTCCAGACGAAGACCCAGAGGATGTTGCTCCTGGTCGGGTATGGAAAAGGTGGGGGCGAGGTGCTGATGCACAATATGATGCCGTTAAGCCATTAGAATTTGAATCTCACGTAGCAGACTTAATATCTATATTTGACAAGGCTATGTCCATAGCTGACCTAGAACTATCAATTCCTATGTGGCTACATACCGAATCCGATAAGGGAGGACAGGAAAAGAACTTTAGTGAGATTGCTGCTAAATGGCCAATGCATACGATATCGATTAAGGAAGTTATTAAGTCATTCGACAACTGCAATGAGAGCTTCTTAAAATCAATGTATGCTTGGAACATGGAGTTTAATGAGGATGATGATATAAAAGGCGATTTTAGTGTCATTACTAGGGGGTCTACTGCCTTGCTCATGAAGGAATTAAAGACACAATCGTTGATTATGCTATCTCAGTCACTTACTGATGATGAAAGACTATACATTAAGACTGGTAATTTCCTTAAGGAGAAGATAAAAATGCTTATCAATGATGATTTAGCAGACTTTATACATACCGATGAGGAAGTTGATGAAATTAGAAAGAACATGCAAGATTCCGAGGCCATTGATTTAGCTAAGAAATTACAACAGGCAGAGATTGTTTACACTATAGCAAAGGCTAAACATATGGATTCTAAGGCTACAGCTACAGATAAACAGGCAGACCTAGATGTTATAGATAAAGTGGTAACTCCAATAAAGGAACAACAACAGACTGACGCAGAACATGCCAGGAAGTTAGAGTTGTTACATGCAGACCATACTAGAAAGATGCAGACATCTGCCATGGAACATGAACAGAACCTAGAATTGGAGAAAACTAAGGCTAAGGGAATGCCTAGGGTTACTAGTAAACCTTCAACACCTAAACCAAAGAAGTCAAGTAAGAAATAATACTTGACAAACACAGGTAAGATATGGTAAAATATATACAATTAGAAAAAGTAGATAAACTTCTAATTAAGTTAATTGAGTTAAAGTATTACGGTAAATTAACTGTGGTCTTTGAAAACGGAAATATTACTTACATTAGAAAAGAAGAGACTTTGAAGGATTTAGATTAGTTTTAATCGGGTAGTAAGAAAGGGTCTTTGACCCCAAATCTTGCAACCTTTTTTTAGGAGGGCTAAATGCCAGATAAAGATTTTGGAGAATTATTTGAAGAGGCTGCCAATGAGGATGGCAAAAAGACAGAAGACACCAAAACTTCAGATTCAAAAGATGTCAAAGACGATAAGGTAGAAGAAAAGGTCGATGACAAGATAGAAGATGAAGATGGTAAGAAAACTGACGAAGTAGCCAAAACCAAAGATGACGAATCTTCAAAAAAGAAGACAGGCGACAGCGTTGATAAAAAACCTACCTATGAAGAGATAGAACAGAAGTATAAAAGTCTTCAGGGTATGATTGAGCACGAGCAGAAGGAAAAGTCAGAGATTGCCAAGAAAGCAAAGGAATTAGAAGACAAACTTTCTGCCGTAGAAAGAATCAGCGAAATAAAGCCCAAGTCAGATGAAGAGGATAAGGATGCCGATTTGGAAGAATATTTGAAGGATTATGCCTTCATTTCTGCCAATGAAGCGAAACTTCGGAAGAAGGAATTAGAGAAACTAAAAAAGGATATTGTCAAGGAAGTAGCAGATGCTTACGAAATCCCAATTAAAACAGTTGAAAAACTCGTACAGGAAGATGCGGAAGTCAAGGCTGCCGTACACTTGGGGGCGATTCGAGAGGCTCATGAGGATTACGGGGTAACTGTGAAAAAGATGGATATAGTACAGTGGGTGGAAACACTTTCTCCATCTAAAAGAAAAGCTGGAATGACTATTATAACTGAGGGCGATACCGATGAAGTAATAGATTTAATCACTGACTATAAAAAGGCCCATGACATGATTCCGAAAGAGGACGACCCTAATGGAGTTTCTAAATCCGAAGATAAAAAGAAACTTAAGGATGATAGGTTGGAAAGCCTTGAATCCATTAAAGGAAAGAAAAGTCCAGTTACTGGTGGAGGCAAGGGCAAAGCAGAATCATTTGAGGATGCTTTTGCGGAGGCTGCTTCTGCCAAATAGGAGATAAATTATGGCAGATACAATTATGACCTACGGTGATATAAGCCCTAGGACAGCCGCTTTCGTGGTTGTTGAATTACTTAAAAGAGGAATGCCTTATATGTGCTTGGAGAAGTTTGGCCAGGCAAAGGCACTTCCGTCAAATAAAACTCAGTCTATGAAGTTTAGGAGATATGAACATCTCCCAATCGCTACTACGCCTTTGACTGAAGGTGTAACACCTACAAGCATCAAGTTGAGCTTTACTGATATTACTGCTGTCCTCAGACAGTATGGTTCCATTGTGGAGATTACTGATATTGTAGCCGATACTCATGAAGACCCAATCCTTAAGGAAGCAACTATTATACTCGGAGAACAGGCTGCAAGGACTGTTGAGACGATTAGATGGAATGTTCTTAAGGCTGGTACCAATGTATTCTATACCAATGGTACTGCAAGAACTTCAGTAAATACTCCGATTTCTCTTGCTAAACAGAGAGCAATCACAAGAGCACTTAAGGCTCAGAATGCTGTAAAGATTACTAGTGTTATTAAATCTACTTCCTCATTCAATACTGAGAGTGTGCTTCCTTCGTTTATCGCAGTTGCACATACCGATATTGAGAATGACCTTAGGAATATGCCTGGGTTTATTGATGTGAAGGATTATGGTACAATCACTCCTTTTGAATCTGAGATTGGTGCGGTTGAAGATTGTAGGTACCTTGTTTCTACAGTGTTTACATCATGGGTAGGTAGTGCTACTGCTGGTGGTGCATATGCAGGTAGCGGTACAGCAATGGTTTCGGCAGATGCTTCACATGCTGACGTATATCCAATCCTGTATTTCGCAAGGGATGCTTATGGTACTGTCGCACTTAAAGGACAGAACTCCATTACCCCTACAGTTATTAACCCTACCCCTACTAAGTCTGACCCGTTGGGGCAGAGAGGTAGTGTAGGTTGGAAAACGATGCAGACCGCTGTTATACTCAATGACGCTTGGATGGCAAGGCTTGAGTGTGCAGTAACTGCCCTTTAATTTTAGGATAATAGGAGGATATACATATGGTTAATTATGAAATGTTAGTGAAAGAATATCAGGATTTCTTAGACCTGATTCTTCCACAGATTGAGAGTATGGCTGTAAACGATGATGCTGATTATATCATCTCACTTGGTACTACAAACTGGGGTCTGGTTAAGGCATTGCTTGGTCACATGGACGACCCTGGTGCTACTATCATAGGAACAGAACGACTTGCTAGGCTTACTGCTGCAATAGCACTTGCCGAAGCAAGAGACTAATTGGAATAAGGAGATAAAACTATGGTACAGGAAAGAACAGCAGTAGGAAGTTTTTTAGCTACTGGTTCAGCGATGAACATAAATCTCGGCTTTATTCCAAGGTTTGTTCAGTTATACAATGTAACTGATACTAAACTCCCTAAATTCACTTGGTTTAAAGGCATGACTGCTGCATATGTATACAAGGAAGCAATTGGTAGTACATATTCGGCACCGTCCTATGCTACATCTGCTGGTATCACAGCATATGCTGGAACCGATGCGGCAGGGGATACGGCTGGATTTACACTCGGAGCTGACTCAGACATGAATGGTGCGGCTGATGTAATTTATTACATCGCAATCAGATAGGTTAAGGGGGGAAATATGATTCAAGAAATGAAAGTGGAGGGTAGTATTACTGGTATAACAGGGACTGCTATCACTGTACACCTTGGGTTTATTCCCCGCTATGTAGCGTGTTATAATATAAGTGATGCAACCCTTCCAAGACTATTTTGGTTTAAGGGTATGGCAGCTGACAGTGGCTATAAGGAAGTTATAACGGGTGGGACTTACATAGTCCCATCAGTTCTCTCTAGTGGAGGTATCACTGCTTATGCTGGTTCTGCACCTACAGATGGTGTGACTGAAAGTGACACTGCTGGTTTTATATTTGGCACCGATAGCGACCTTAACGGTACAGGCGATACAATTTTTTATGTAGCAGTTAGGTAGATAAATTTAGGTATTGAAAAAATCAAGCCATATAATTTATGGCAATTGGAGGAAAGATGACCAAAGTTTCAAAAGAAAAAAATGTTATAGAAGTAGAGGCAAACTTAAACGAGGTAGAGGAAACTAAAAAGATACTCACTGCTCCACCTAAACCAGAAAGAGTAAAGATTATAATTTCCGAATCTGATGGTGATGATGGACAGGCAGATGTATTTCTTTCTGTGAACGGTAAGGCATACACAATTAAACGTGGATTTGAAGTTGATGTTCCACGTGAGGTTCTTGAGGTTCTTGACCATGCGATTACAACTAAGATGATTCAGAACCCAACAACTTTTGAAATGTCTTATAAAAACGTTCCAAGATTTCCTTACCAGGTTATCGGATAAATGACAGCTTCAGAGATAATAGGCTATGCACGGAATACGTTAGATGATTTAATCGAGCCATATAAATGGAGCAATTTAGAATTAACTACGTATTTGAATGATGCACAGGACGAAGCCGCAAGGCGTTCGCATTGTATTATTTGTCACCCTTCACCGATAACTATAACGGGAAGTAGTGATATAAGTTTCAGTGCAACAGCCAAGACAATAACTAAGTCCACTGGTGGATTCCTTTCTGCTGGTGGACTCTCTGAAGTCTCTACATTCGAAAAGGATGATACCATACAAGTAACTGATACTACTTCTAATGATGGTAATTACACAATTATCACTGTAACTGATACGGTTATCAAAGTATCTGAAACATTAGTAGATGAAAGTGATACGTCTGCTACTATAGAAGATATAAGAAATGTTACTAGGATACCAATGAGCATAGGAGTTCATACGTATAGATTACATCCTAAGGTTCTTATGGTTCTAAGAGCTAGGCCAGATAGTGCGACATGGCCGCTAAGGCAAAAGACAGTGCAATCACTTGATGCTGACATGAGCGTTGTAGACTATGAAGTTTATAGTGGACAAGATACACTATTAAATTACGATTCATGGGAAACATTAACGGACAATACATTCGCTTTCATAGAAGAGAATGGTTTTATTAGGATAGTATCTCCTCCTTCAGCAACGGATGTATTGTGGCTTATAGTATCAAGACTACCTAAGTTAACTTTTACAGACTATAATTTGAAGTCGTCTCCTGAAATACCAGCACAGTATCACCAGGACTTAGTAGATTGGTTAGTCCATAGGGCATATTTGAAACAAGATACCGAAACTCAGGACATGGCAAAAGCTAAACTTTGGGAGGATAGTTTCACAAGTAAATTTGGGCCTAGACCATCTGCACAGACGGAACAAAATAGACGTAAGTTTCCGCCTAACCAAAGGATGCGTGCTAGGTCGTTTGGTTTTGGAGGATAAAATGGGATATTTTATAGTAGCTATTGTTAGTTGTGTAGTAGGTGTTGTTCTAGGAATGTTATATGAAAAGAACAATTCTACTAAAGCTAACGCAAAATTAAGGCAAATGGAAAATTTATACAATGCGTTGAAGACTAAATTCAACGTAAAGTAAGGTAGGGGGAATATGGAAAAAAGATTAAGAAACGCAATTAAACG